GGGATGCCGGCGATCCGAATGCCGATGGGCAGGAGCGTGTCCGGCCTGCTGCCGGGGGTGAAGCGGTACCGGTGGGAAGACTTCGGCGCACGAGCAGGGACGGATGCGGGGCTGAGGTCGGGCAGGACGGGCGGGTTCGGTCAGGGGCGGCGGGCTGTTGGCGGAGGGTGGCGTTCGGTACGGGGACAACCCGCTTCGGGACGCGCTTTTGCACCGGTTGGGCGTTCGCGGGGGATGTTTGCGGAGGGTGCGGCGGAGTACCGGGCGCCTTACGCCGGGACGGACCGGATGAAGGAACGGTACCCGCGCGATGGGGATTGGCACAAAGGGGCTGACGATCCGCATCGGGCCGGGCGGACTGGATGGTCGCGGGCGGGACATGCCGATGATGCTGCGAGCGGGGTGATGAAGGTGCCTGCAGCCGTGGCGCCACCGGACATGATGCGGATCATGGGTGAATTGTTCGGGGACGAGGCGCGGCGGCCACCTTCGGGCGTCACGGGGTTCGATGCCCGGATGTCGCCGATCTTTGCCGGGCGCAAGCCGGGATTCTGAAATCGGGAGAATTTTCATGGCGACTGTCGCGGTCACTCTGGGTGGCGTGGCGTTCCGGGATTTCGAGATCCCGGCGGAGATTACCTTCGGCGGGGTGCAGCGCCTCGCGATTCATCAACCGGTGGGGGGTGGGCGGATCGTGGATACGTTGGGCGCGGCGGCCACAGAGATCGGGTTTGCCGGGGTTTTTTCCGGGCCGGATGCCGAGACGAGGGCTCAGACGCTGGGGATTGCGCGCGATGCGGGGATTGCGCTGCCGCTGGTGTGGGGCGGGTTCGCCTATGAGGTGGTGATCGCCTCGTTCGAGGCGGCGTATCGCAAACCGTGGTGGATCCCGTTCAGAATTGCCCTCGCCGCGGTTGAAAACCTGGTGACGGCTTTGCCTTCTGCTCTGGTGCAGGCTGGCCTGGATATTGCCAGTGCAGCCGGATTCGCGGGATTGAGCGGGGTTTCGCTGGCCGGGATTTCGAGTACGGCGGCAGCCGGAGTGACGGCGGCACAGACCGAGGTTTCCGGCGTGATTACCGCGGCGGGTGCGTCGCTCGATGGCGCGGTCACTGCGTTTTCGGCAGGTGTGGGTGCCGCGGTGCCGATCGCGGCGATGGGGGTGATCGGGGCGTCTTCCGCCATGCTGGCCGGGGCGGCAGCGGCCCAGGCCTATCTGGGCCGGGCGGTGGCGAATATCGGGATAGGTGCGCTTTGAGCGGGACGGTGGTGACGGTGGCGGGCGGCAATCTGTTCGCGATTGCCGCGCAGTATCTTGGCGATGCGACGCAGTGGATCCGGATCGCACAGCTTAACAACCTCGATGATCCGGTGTTGAACGGCGTGGTCGAACTGGTCATCCCGGCGGTGGACCCGGCTGCGGGCGGGGGGATCGCGGATGTCTGAGAGTGCCACGGCGCGGATGGTTTCGCTTGCGGTGACGATCGACGGGATGACGGTGGGTGGTGCGATCGAACTCGAACTGGTGCAATGCGGGCATTTTTCCGCCGATCGCTTTCGGGTGGTGTTTGCGACCGGCGCGGTGCCGGGCGGTGCGGGCTATTTTGCCGGGCTTGGGTCGGGTGTGGTTTCGGTTGGTGTCGGGATCGGGGGCGGGTTTCTCGCCGGGATCGGCGCGGGGGCGGGGCGTTGCTGGTCGGGCAGATCGATAATGTCGCCGTGGATTTCGGCCGGGGGCAGGCGGTGGTGAGCGGGCGCGATCTGTCGGCGCGGTTGATCGATGCCGAGGTGACCGAGAGTTTCGCCAATCAGACCGCCAGCCAGATCGCATCGCAGTTTGCCGCCGATGCGGGGCTGGCGGCGGCGGTGACCGCGACGAGCACGCCGGTCGGGCAATATTACGAGTTGGCGCACACCCGGACGGCGCTGGCGCTGCATTCGCGGCATATGACGCGGTGGGATCTCTTGGCCGGGCTCGCGCTCACGGAGCAATTTGCGCTCTCGGTGACGGGAACGACGTTGAATTTCGCGCCGGTGACCGATGCGGTTCAGACCGTGTTGCACTACGGGCAGGATTTTATCTCGCTGGTCGTGGATCGGGCGGTCGGGCTCGGCACGCCGAAAGTGACGGTGGCGAGTTGGAACCCCAAATCGAAACAGGCTGTTTCCAGCAGCGTCGGTTCGTCCGGCGGAGTCACGCTGGTGCGGCCGAACCTGACGCGAGGGGGAGGCCGCGCAGCTGGCCAGCGCGCATCAGGCGGAACTGGCGGCGCAGGCGGTGCTTTTGCGGGGCAGCATGCCGGGGGACTTATCGCTCATGCCGGGCAGCGTGTTCATGCTGGCGGGGACCGGAACGGGGTTCGATACGTCGTATCGGATCCGGACGATCGAGCGGCATGTCGATGTGATTGGCGGGTTCGTGCAACGGTTCGAAGCGCTGCAGGTGATATGATGGATGCGTTCTGGAATGCCGTAAAGGCGCGGGCGGCGGCACTCGACGGGTTGAGTGGACAGGCGCGGTTCGGTGTCGTCGCGAGTTTCGATACGGCGGCTTATGCCGCACGGGTGATGATGCAGCCGGAAAATCTGCTCTCCGGCTGGTTGCCGGTGCTGACGTCCTGGGTCGGGGGCGGGTGGGGGATGGCCGCACCGCTTTCGCCCGGGGATCAGGTGCTGGTGTTGGGCCAGGAGGGGGACTCGGAGCAGGCGGTGGTGCTCGGGCGGGTGTGGTCGAGCGCCGATGCGCCGCCGGCGACGCCGGTGGGCGAGTTCTGGCTGGTGCATCAGAGCGGGTCGTTCATCAAGCTGCGGAATGACGGCACGATCGCAATGCAGGCGAGCACGGTTTCGATCGAGGGGAATTTGATGGTCAGTGGCGAAATCTCGGATCTGGGCGGGCAGCATGGCAGTGTCGATGCGCTGCGCCAGGCCTATGACGGGCATGTTCATCCGGACCCGCAGGGCGGGCAGACCGGCACGACATCGGCGGTGGTCTGATGGCGGACGCGGGATTGGTGTTCGGGGGGGATCTGGCCATCGATGCCCGGGGGGATCTGGCTCTGGCTGCGGGTTCGGCCCTGACCGAACAGCGCGTGCTCCGGCGGCTGCTGACGAATCCCGGCGATTACATCTGGCAATTGAGCTTTGGTGCGGGGCTGGGTCAGTTCGTCGGTGCGGCGGGCGCGGAGGCTGCGGTGGCGGCGATCGCGCGGGCGCAGATTGCGGCTGAGAGCAGGGTCGCTTCGTCACCGTTGCCGCAGATCACGGTCGCTGCCGGTAATCCGGCGGGGATCGGGCTGACGATTGCCTATCAGGATGCGGTGAGCGGACAGAGTGCGGCGTTGACCCTGCCGTTGTGAACGGTGGGTTCGCGCATTTGACGTTTCAGAGGAAATTCCATGCAGTTATCGTTGCAGAACTTCACGGCAATGGTGGAGCAGATGGCGGCTGCCGTGCAGGGCGCGGCCACGCAGGTGCTGGATTTGACTGTGGGTTCGGTCCTGCGCGCCATTCTGGAGGCGAATGCGTCGTTGGGCCTGTGGTTGCAATGGCTGATCGTTGAGGTATTGCAGACGACGCGGCTCGCGACCAGCAGCGGTAGCGATTGCGACAGTTTCGGGGCGGATTTCGGGTTCGTGCGACTGCCGGCATCGACTGCGGCGGGCATTGTGACGTTCGGGCGGTTTGCGCCGGTTCTGGCCGCTTTCATTCCGGTTGGGACCACGGTGATGACCAGCGACGGCACGCAGAGTTTCGCGGTGACCGCCGATGCGGCCAACCCGGCGTATGGGCCGGCGCCGCCGGGATATAATTTGGCGGCGGGGATCGGGTCGATCGACCTGCCGGTTGCGGCCCTGGTGGCAGGCGCGGCGGGTGATGTGCTGGGTGGCACGATTGGGTTACTGACGTCGGCGATCCCGGGGATCGATACCGTGACGAATGCGGCACCGACGAGCGGCGGACTCGATGCCGAAAGCGATGCGGCATTCAAGGCGCGGTTCGGAAATTATCTCGCAAGTCTGGCGCGCGCCACGCCGGGTGCGATCGAGGCGGCGATTGCGGGGGTTCAGCAGGGGCTTTCGGTCGAGATCGACGAAAATGTCGACCAGACCGGGGCGCCGAGCCCGGGAGTTTCGTGGTGACCGTGGATAACGGCACCGGGGCACCGCCGGCCAGCCTGCTGGCGACGATTGCTGCCGTCGTCAACGCGGTTCGTCCGGTCGGGACGCGGTTTGCGGTGCAGGGGCCGGTGGTGGTGGTGGCGAATGTATCGTTGACGCTGAGCCTCGCGACCGGGGCTCAGTCCGCTGCGGCGATCGCCGCCGTGACCAACGCGATCGCCTCCTATATCGAGGCGCTTCCGGTGGGAGCGAGCCTGCCGTACTCGCGGCTCGTTCAGTTGGCTTACGATGCGTCTGCTGCCGTCGTGAATGTCACGGATCTGACGCTTAACGGGGCGGCCGCCGATATCGTGCCGCCAATCTTCGGGGTTGTGCGCACCGGCACGATCAGTGTGGGTTGAGATGAGCGGCACTCAATCCAGCCAGGTCGGCGGCGTGGCCAAGGGCAGTACTTCCGACATGATCGCCCGGTTGAAGCTGGTTCTGCCGGCGCGATGGTTCGCGGACCAGACACCGGTGCTCGATCTGGTGCTCGGTGGTCTCGCGGCGCTCTGGGCTACGCTTTATGGGCTGATCGGCTTTGCTGCCAGCCAGACGAGAATCGCGACGGCGAGCGGGGCGTTTCTGGACATGGCCGCGCAGGATTATGGGGGGCTTGGTCTCGCGCGCCGGGTGGGCGAGACGGATGCGGCGTTCAGTGCCCGCATTCGCACCGGGTTACTGGCGCCCCGGGCGACACGAGCGGCGCTGATCGCGGCGGTGACGGCTGAGACAGGTCGGGCGCCGGTGGTATTCGAGCCCTTTAATACGTTCGACACTGGCGGGTACAATACGAATACGCTTGGATACAATACAGTTGGAGGGTATGGCAATCTTGATTTGCCGTATCAATGCTTCCTTACCGTCTATCGTCCTGTCGTGGCAGCAACCGGCAATGATGGCGGATATAATCTAGGCCCCGGGGGCTATGGCGTGGCACCGCTCGCCTGGAGCGATCTTGCCGACGATCCGGGGCTGATCGACGATAACGATATCTATGCTGCCATCGTCGCGGTGCTTCCGGTCAATGCGGTCGCGTGGACGCGTTTGTCCGACTGAGGCGCCGCCTGACGACAATCATCGACAGTCAATCAAAGGAATATTCATGGATCGCACCATTGTCTATCCGGGCGCCATTCCGCTCGACACCGATATACTTAACATCAATCGCAACGTGCTGGTCGGGATCGGTGCTTTGAGTGCTGCCGTGCTTGGCACCGCGATGGTAGCGGACGGGCTGGGCTGCCTGCCGAGTGTGCCGGCGTCCTTGACCATCACGCTGGCACCGGGTTCGATCACCCAGTTCGGGCCGGTCGATGCCAACGCCTATGGCAGTCTGGCGGCGGACACATCCGAGCAGATCGTGAAAATGGGGATCAATCTCGATCCGGTGACGTTCACTTTGACCGCGCCGGTTAGCTCGGGGCAGTCGGTGAATTATCTGATCGAGGCGACGTTTGCCGAGACCGATGCGGGGCCGGTGGTTCTGCCTTACGTGAATGCCGCCAATCCTTCGGTCCCGTATTCGGGACCGGGCAATTCGGGAGCGGCGCAGAACACGGCCCGGATCGAGCGGGTTCAGCTTCAGGTCAAACCGGGTGCGGCGGCGGCGGCGGGGACACAGACGACGCCGGCGGTGGAGTGAAGGCTGGGTAGGACTTTACGTCGTTACCGTGAATTACGGACAGAGTGCGATTACCGCGTCTGATATCGCAGCACTGCCCCAGGCGCCGTTCATCGGTTTCAAATTGCCGCAGTTGAGGCCGGGATTTTCGTCGATCCAGGTGTTCGAGAGTTCGGGAGCCTTTATCGTGCCAGCGGGGGTGACGCAGGTGAAGGTGCGCGCGGTCGGCGGTGGGGGTGGTGCGGGATACCACGCGACCCTGCCCGGGGGCGGGGGCGGCCAGGGCGGCACCGCGATCGACATTATCGGCGGGCTGACGGCGGGGCAGATCGTCGCGGTGACCGTCGGCGCGGGCGGAGCGCCGCCCTCATCACCGGGTGATGGCGGGGCGGGCGGTACGTCGAGTTTCGGCAGCTATTTGTCGGCGTCAGGCGGGGGCGGAGGCGGGGGTGGCACGGCGGCGCTGTTCGCGACTGCCGGGGGCGTCGGCGGGATCGGATCGGGGGCGCGGATCAATCAGGCAGGAGCGATGGGTGGCGACGGCATCGCAGTGGCCTGTCGTGGCGGTGATGGCGGCGGTGACGGGCGCGGACGGGGTGCCAGCGGGCCGGTGACCGGATTTTCGGCCTCGGGATTCGGCGGCGGCGGCGGCGGCGGCGGGACGACGACCGGGGGGACCAATCCGGTCGGCAGCCCCGGTGGGCTGGGAGCGCCCGGCATCGTCATCGTCGAATATTGACGGAGTGGAGAGCATGAGCGGAACGACGACGCCGACGAGTTACGTCTGGCAGGTATCTTCGGCGCGGTTGATCGAGATCGACGGGTTCATTCCGACGCCGCGGGGGTTGGCTCTGCTGCCGCCGCAGCCATTGACCTGGCCTGAGAAAGATCCCGGCGATACGCTGGACTACGTGTTCGACATCGCGCCGGCCCTGACCGGGAATCCGGGCGATACGATTGCGAGCCTGACAGTCGCGATAACGCCCGATAATCCGGGGGATCTGGCGCTGGTGTCGTCCGCGATCGATGGCACGAGGGCGGTGCTTTGGCTCACTGGCGGTCAGTCCGGCACCAATTACACCGTGACGATCGGGGTGACGACCGCCTGCGGCCGCAGCCTGGCCCGGAGCATCGCCTTGCAGGTGGTGGCGTTGGCATC